ATAATAATATAAATAATCTTAATGAATTAGAAATAATTAATCATTTAAATGAAGTTTATTGGAATAATTATATAATTAAAAAAAAAATATTAGATTATTTTACTCATTTATATGATGAATTTAATAAATATATTTTAGAAATTCAAAATAAAATTTCTAATTATAATACTATTATTAATTTTCATGAATATACATATATTAAAGAAAATATTAATCATTATAGTAATGAAATATTAAATAATATTAATAATTTCAAAAATATAATAAATGATCTAGAAAATGATATTTTATTTTATAAAATTAAAAATTATGTAAATTATTTTACAATTAATAATATTTCTAGTGAAATATATAATTTACAAAAAATTATTTATAATAATAATAAGATAAAAAATAGAATTGTTAGATGGAATTCAAAATCTTTTAATAATTTGAATTTATTCGAAATTAATCTTAATAATATATTAACTCTATCTAATAATTAAATATATTTTACATATATTAATAAATTCTCTATATTTGAAGTATTATCTAATATTATATTATCATCTAATATATTCATTTCATTATTATTTAAATTTTTTTCATATATTATATTGTTAGTATTATTTAATATAATATTATTAATATTATCATCATTATTTATTGTATTATTTTTAACTTTAATCAATTTTAAATTAATATTATTAGAATAATTGAATCTATTTCTAATTGCAATATTATTTAATTTATTTTTATATATAAGAAATTTATTATCTTTATAATAAACATCCTTATATTTATTAATTTCTTGATTTAATTGATTTTTTAGTATTTTTTGTTTTTTAATTATATTTATATTTATAATTGTTAATATTTTTTTTAAAATATCTACATTTAATATATTTTCCATTTTACTCATATATAATTCTATATCTGAATTTAAAGACATTCACTTCCTATTATTAATATATTTTAAATGATTTTTTGTATTTTCATGTCTTATTATATGATATTCTCTAAATGCTATATATATTTTACCACATATACATTCTATTTTATTTGTTTCTTTTATATTATTATAATTTTCTTTTTCATTTTGTTTTTTATTTTTTTGCATTTTAATTTTATCTCTGCATTTATCGCAATGCAAATAAAATAATTTATTTTTTTCATCTTTATATGAAAAACAATGTAATTCTAATTTCTTTTTACATTTACTGCATTCCATTAATATGATACATTAATCATATATCCAAATATTCATTTTTTATGAATAATTAATCAAGCAAAAAAAAAGTACATTTCATAAAAAATATAAAATTTAAAAAAATTTTTTTAAAAAATAAATTAAAATAAAGAAATGTACTTTTTTGCTTATTTATTTTCGCAATAATAACATATTAGCTTTTTCATAAGCATTAGCTATATCTATATTTTGTTTTTTTACTCTTTCTAATCTATTTATTTCATTTTCATCTTCATTCTTTTTCTTTTTTTCTAAATTTTTTAGTTCCTTATCTGTCAAACTCTTTTTTATTTTAGTATCACTATATTTTTTATATTCCTTAACATCTTTAAATTTTTTTATATTATTTATTTCTGATGAATCTACTAATCTATTTGTAGTATGTGCTTTCATATAATCTGTATATGCTAAATTTTTTGTTTTTTCTATACCACTGCTATAATCATTATTTTTACCAGCACCGATTTCTGAAAATGATAAATTTTTTGCTAAAACCATTGGAACCGGTTCATCATATTTTATTAATTCTTTATTTGAAACTTTTACTGATTTATCAAATGTTTCATTAAAAGATTTATTATTTACTTTTAAACTATTAAAAATATTATTTATTTTAATATCATCTCTTATATTACTTGATTCTTCCATTGTACTTCCATAGCCAAAATCTATATCATCATCATATAATTTGACACTGTCAAAATGTTTATTTAATCTTTCATTAAAACTTAAACCATCTTCAAATTTATCATTATAATTTCTATTATTTGTTTTTTTTTCTGCATAATTATTAAAACTTTCTTTTAATTCATTATAATTTTTATTATTTGTTCTTAGTTTATAATCTTCTGCTAATTCATAAAATTTTTTTGTTACATAATCAAATAATATCTTATCACCTCCTTTATCCGGATGAGTTTTTATCGCTATTTTTTTATATGATCCTTTTAATTGTTCCCAGGTAAATTCTCGCGGTAATTCAAATATTTTATATGCATCAAAATCTTTTCCATTTATTATATCATTTTTATATTGCTTTATTTGAGTATTGCCCATTATTAATATATATTTGAGTTATTTTTTTTTTATATATTGTTATATAAAAAATAGTATATTATTTATTATTATGGATAAATTAAATAATTATAGCAATTCTTTAGAATTTAACTTTTCAACCTTATCCATTAATAAATGTAATATGTGTTATAATAAAGTTGAAAATAATAATAATATATTATGTGACAGATGTAATATTTTTAAAAAATATTTAAAAATTAATCATTTTAAAAATTGTGTTTGTATATATTGTAAATTCTAAAATATAATTAAATAGTAATATAATAAGATGAAAAAAAAATATATAAAAAGTGGTGCTTTTTATAATACTAAATTTTTTACAAATTTAAAACAAAAATTTAATTTTAAACTTATAAATTATAAATATAATAATCTAACTAAAGAAGGTGGATTAATTTCTTTATTTTATAAAAAAGATACTAGTCCTGAAAAAAAAAACAAAATAGAAATAGAAATTAATTTATTACTTACTAATTTTATTAATAAAATTAATAATCTTGATGAAAAAGACAGTAATTATCAACGTTATCTAAATTTATTTATAAGTATTATTAATAAAATTAATAATTACAATTTAAAATTATTTAAATATTCTATTGAAAATTTAAATTATAATAAAAATAATTTTTTGAATATTACTCTTCATAATTATCCGCCTGATATTTTAAATAAATATTTTAAACATTTAAGTAATTTGTATGCAATATCTATTAAACATTTATCTATTCTTAAATGGAAAAAATTTGAAACCGATATAATTTCTAATAAGTTTAATCATAATCAATATGTTAGAATTGTAAAAGCAGTTTTATCAAGTTTTAAAATATTAAATATTCCTATAAATATAATTAATGTATTATTATTTGTTAAAATGAGAATCAAAGATGAAAATTTTAATGATTCCCATTTTAAATTATTTGAATATATTTATATGCAACTTAATAATAATATTTATGAAAATATATATACTTATCATAACTTACCATTTCCAAAATCTAAATCATCACAATCACAACCACAATCTCAAGTTCCCGGTATGCCACAACCACAATCTCCTCCTCCGGGTACACCAACACAATCTACCCCACTTCCACCACCACAATCTCCTCCTCCAGGTACACCAACACAATCTACCCCACTTCCACCACCACAATATCCTCCTCCGGGTACACAACAACCACAATCTCAAGTTCCAGGTAGACCACAATCTCAAGTTCCGGGTACACCACAATCTCAAGTTCCAGGTAGACCACAATCTCAAGTTCCTGGTACACCACAATCTCAAGTTCCGGGTACACCACAACCACAATCTAAACAATTACCAAATATAAATCCATTAATATCAGATGATTTATCTAATTCACCATCTGTTAATGAAGCAACGCCAATAAATGATGATATTGATGAAAATATAACATTAAATCAAAATGAATTATACAAAAAAAGATTACTTAAATATCTTAAAATTATAGGAATATTAGAATCGCAAAAATATAAGAACGTTAATGATATTAATGTTAATCCTTTTGATAGTATTAGTAAACTTATTGAAATTCCTTTATTAAATACTGATGATATATTAAAAAATATTAATAAAACTAAAAATAGCAATACATACATTTTTACATTAGAAAAAAATGCAAATAATGTTTTATTTTATGAAAAATTTGGTAGTGCAAGTGCATATGGATCTAATTATAAAACAATGATTATAGATAATAGTTTTACTATTAACAATCCAAATAGATTAATTAATTGTGGTACAAAATTTGTTACTTGTGATACTATAATACAACCTTCTAATTCTAATAAAAAAGAAATTAAATTATTACATACTGTTTCAAAATTTGCACTATATAATATTAATCCAAATGTGCCAATTATATATAAATCTTATAAATTAGATATTAAAGATTATAATAATATCGCACAAAAAATTTACCCTAATTTTCATAGTAGTATTTGTAATTCTGCTGGTAATAAATTAGAAAATGCAGATGCATATTGTTATATGAATGAGATTTTTAGTGGCGATGCTAGAGTATTTATTAGAAGATTTTCTCATGATCCAGAATTACTTTTAAATGGTATTTCTAATATAATAATTTCTATTTTAACTTTTTGGAGTATTGGTAAAAAAACTCATAATGATTGTCATATGGGTAATTTTTTATATACTAAATTAAAAGAACCTATAACTAATAATGAATTTTGCGAATATAATATTTATGGCAAAAAAATATATGTTGAAAATTTAGGATTTTTATGGTGTAGTTGGGATTATGGTCTTGCGGTTGATAATATAACAAAAAATATTCTTCATAAAAAATTAGATTTAAAAAATGGTGCATATTCTAGAAATTCTGATATTAGAAGAGCACTTGCTGTATTTGCACTTACACTCGAAAAAACGGATCATAATATAATATGTAATTTATATAAAAAATATAATAGCAATAAAGCAAGTTTAAATTATAAATATACTCATTTAATATATTCTATTATAGCCAATATTAAAGTAAACTTTAAAAGTGATCGAAATAAATATAATAAAGTTATTACTTATATTTTTCAAAATAAAGAAGTTGAATTTTTTTCAGAAATGGATAATTTTATTAAATTAAATAGTTTTGATCATGATAATATTGATATTATGTGTAATATGTATATAGATAAAGTTTCTACTTTTCTCACTAAAATAAAAATAAATGATTCCTTAAGAAAATTTATTGGTTTTATTGCAAATATTATTAAAAAAATAACAGACAATAATATTAATAATATAGAAGGTGGTATAAATGAAATAAATAAAAGAAATAAAAGAATTAAAAAAGGTAAAATACCTCATCATTGTAATATTATAGATGGTAATAAAAATATACCCGGTTCAATGCCAACTGATACAACTTTGAATTTATATATATATAAAGAATTTTTAAATTTATTAAATAAATCATCTAGATTAATTAAAACAACTAATGATAAGATTGTTAATAATGATGAATTTTATGAAGAGATTGTTTTAAAATTATTTAAAACGGTTTTAAGTAACAAATACGATGGGGCTGACGAAGAAGAATTATTTAATAATATAGTTAAAAAATGTAATTTATATAGAGGTGATGATTTATATAAATTAATAATTAATAAAAATATATGGAATGATAGTTTTAAAATAGATATTAAGGATAATTTATTTGAAAGAAGAGATTATATTGTTCAAATATTAGATAATATTTGTACTGATTATGGAAGATTTTTGAGTAAATTTGCTAACGAATCTCAAAAAATTAGTAATATTAATCACAATTTTTCAGATGAATTAACAATAATGACCATGAATTATTTTATGCGATATAATGGAATATTATTTTATGATGAATGGTCTTTGCCTGCAGATTATAAAATAATTAACAAAGACACGCCATATTATATCGGCAATGGTAATATTGGATATAGATGGAAAAAAATAACTGATATAAATATAAAAAATTATTATGAAAGAAATGGATCAGAAATAAGTATTTTTTTAACAAATTTAAATATTAAAAATTTATTAAAAGGTGATAATTATACTTTAACTGACATAGAAGTAAAAAGTACAAGTATTGATAGAATTCAAAAAATTTATGATCCTTTTGTAGTTTCACATTATTTATTATATTGTGAAAATAATAGTAAAGAATTTTATATAATAGATACTGATATTAATACATTATTAGTAGAAAAAAATAGAATATCATAAATAAAATATTCTATTTTTTCCTATTTTTTCCTATTTTTTCCTATTTTTTCCTATTTTCTCTTTTTTTTTACATTACATCCGCGAGAGTATCGTAATCAAATGGATCATATTTATCGCTGTCATCATCCACATTGATTTCACCTTTTAAAATATTAATACAATCCTCAATATACACTTTTGTAGATCGCGTCTTGCCTTTTACTTCGATAAAGTAAGTCATTCCGTTGAGAAGATAAATTTAAATTATCTTCTTTTCTATCAATTTTTTTTTAAATTTATATATTTTCATCCATTTTTATTTTATTATATCTACTATTTGTATGTAATCCATGTGCCATTTTTTCACTTATTTCTTTTAGTTCATTATTTGTTAAATTTTTTTTTCTTATATAAGTTGCATAGGATATTCTCAACCATCTTAAACTAATATTTTCATTATATATAGAACTAAAAATTTTAGTTATTTTTTTTCCCAAAGTATTACTAGTTTTATCTAAGAATTTATCTTGATCTCTCTTTTTATTTTTAAATAAATATTCTCTTACTAAATTACTTAATATATTTGGTATTAATATTTTTTGTTCTCCAAATACATTGCTTGTTTTATAATTTTTAAATATAAAATATTTTGGATTATAATCTAAATCACAAATTAAATAATTATGATCTTCGGATAATTCTAATTCATTATTTTCTAATAATATTATCATATTTGAATATTCTAAACGCCGTGGTGGTATTAATGTATATAAACCATAAATTATCTTATCTTCTATATTAGTTAATTTTTCTATATTATTTAATAATATATCTTCATTATAATTATTTATTATTTTATTTATTTCTGTGTTTTTTATTGAATTATTATCCCTTTCATAATCGTATTCTTTTCCAATTTTTATAATATATTTTGCTATTTCATTATATATATTTTTTTTTTTATAATATTCTATATATGAACATAATACTGAAAATGGTATTAAATATGTTTTAATAGTTATTTTATTATTATATTTATTAAATAAATAATTAAATAAAATATTATTTTCTAAATAATATAATTCATCAATAATATATGATATATCATTTTCATTATTATCATTATTTAGAATATTTAATAATATATTCATATCAATATCTTTGTTTGTAATCTTTTTATGAATTCTCTTTATTTTTATAGAATAGTCATTTACTGTTTCTTTTTTTAAATTTTTATATCCTCTTTTTTCCCATAATGATATAATATTATTTTTTATTTCAAAATTATTATAAATATCTTCTTTTAAATTATTTGAATTAGATTTTTTTTTATTTGTTTTATTTTTTTCTTTTCTATAATTTTTCATATATTCCCTTTTTTTTTCATTTTTATTTTTCTCTCTCATTATTATATTCTCAGCATCTATAATATTCATTATTAATTATTTATCTATTATATTTTTAAATATAATAAAAAAAATTTTTACTGATCGTTAACCAAAGTTCATTTTTATTTCTGAATTTCCTGATTTAAGAGCTGCTAAAGCTTCTAAATCTGATTCATCGTTGCCCGTAAGAATACCCGATGCAGGTGCTAGAGTTGGAGTTGGAGGAGGAGGGGGTGGTGATGCTGGAGCTGAAGGAGGAGGAGGTGGTGGTGATGCTGGAGGTGGAGACGGAGAGCCTCTAAATGCATCATATTCATCATACTCTCTCACCTCACCAAAATCGTCAAAATCACTCCAATCATCATCGTCACTATTATCGCCATCACCACTGCCATCTTCGGTAGATGCTGGTGCTAGAGCTGGAGGAGCAGCGGGTGGAGGAGAAGCAGCGGATGGAGGAGGAGCAGCGGGTGGAGGAGGAGCAGCGGGTGGAGGAGGAGCAGCGGGTGGAGGAGGAGCAGCGGGTGGAGGAGGAGCGGGGGGTTGTATATAGTTTAATTCACCACCATAATTCATAGCTACGGTATAATACTTACCTGTATTTTGATTTGTATCAAAATTCCATTCGCATGCATTAGGATCATCATTTAGTAATTTAAAGCTATATGTTCTTCTTCCAGAACCAAAACCAGGATTTAAAGGCCAATGATCAGGATTTTTTTCCCATTTATAATCAATTTTACATAATCCCCGTTTTTTATCTGGACTCATACCCAAATTACTTATTTTAATATCTGTTGCATTATAACCTGTATTTTTTGTTGGATCTGGACCCATATATTCTTTTATATAATCTGATAAAATTTTTTGTTCTAATTTTGAACAATCCATTATACATTCGGGTTCAACTGGTATAGGAGAAGGGGGAGGGGTAATGGGAGGGTTTGATATCATTTCTGTAGAAGGAGAACTAGTCGTTAATCCATCCCACATAGATGAAAATAACTGTCCTTGAACTATATCTTCAGATGCTTGTTCTGTTGCAGCTCTTTCTAGTTCACCAATTCGACCTGTTAAAGTTGTTTTTTCTTTAGTAAGATCATCAATCTCATCATTTAATTCTTCAATTTCGCCTTGGAGATCCAATATACCTTCCTCTGCACTACTTAAATTAGATTCTGCGGTTTTAAGACTATTTTGTAAAGCGGTAATTTGTGTGTCAGAAGCAATTTCGTCCTCTGTTTTAGTTTGTAAATTTGTTCTTACTTGTATTAATGTTTGATCGAGAGTTTTTTTTGTCTCAATTAAAGTTTGATGTGTTACTTTTAAATTATCTAATTCACTTTGAATACCTTGTTTGCTTTGTTCTGTTGTTTTTAAATTTTCTGATAAAGATTCTATATCTTTATTTAATTTTGCAACTTCAGTATCTAAACCATTTTTAGCAGTTGTTAATTGATTAATAGTTTCATTTAATAATTGTTTATCACATTTTTGAACCGTTATCATACAAAATAAACGTTTAATGAAACATAATAAAGAATTTTCAGGAGTTGGAATATAGTACATTCCGTTATCAATTTTTATATAACTTTTGTAAGTTAAATCGGAACGATTAATTCCTAAACTATCATTTGTTACTTGATTTAATATAATTTTATTTGTGTTTGTTTTTTTGATATATTGTACTAAATTTGGATTGACATATTCATTGTATTCTCCTGTATCTATAATATCTTTATTCACTAAATGCCAATTTAATCCAAGTGTTAAAGGATTTTCACAAAATAAAGGATTGCGCCACCAATTATCTCCTCCGGCAAAACAACCTATATTTTTAGCATCTACACATGTAGAAGAAAAATTTTCAATAATATCATCATCATTTTCATTAGTCATATTATCGTTTTCATTAGTCATATCATAGTTTTCATTAGTTATATCATCATTATCATTAGTTATATCATCATATTCAATATTATCATTTTTATGAAATAACATAAAAACAATAAGAATTATAATAATTATTGTTAGAATAATTATTGAAAATATATATTTATTCATAATATTTTTAATTATCTCTAAAATTATATAATATTTTATTACAATAGATTATAGTAACACATATGAAAAATAAAAATGAAAAAAAATGTCCTGAAGGAAAAATTTTAAATCCAAAAACAAATAGATGTATAAAATTAAAAGAAAATAAAAATGAAAAAAAATGTCCTGAAGGAAAAATTTTAAATCCAAAAACAAATAGATATATAAAATTAAAAGAAAATAAAAATGAAAAAAAATGTCCTGAAGGAAAAATTTTAAATCCAAAAACAAATAGATGTATAAAAAAAAATATATTTAAAAAAGATTTAAAAAATGATAATTATAAAAATTATAATAAAAATATAAATATTAGTATGGATATTAATAAAGAAATTATAGCTAATCTTAAAATAATTCAAGAATATGAAAAAACTTTAGGAAATACATTTAAATCAAATTCATATTTAAAAGCGATCAAAATAATTGAATTATATCCAAAAAATATTAATAATGTATCTGAATTATCTAATTTAAAAGGGATAGGTGAAAAAATATTAAAAAAAATTGAAGAATATATAATTAATGGTAAAATAAAAAAAATAGATGAAATTAATGATGATGAAAAATATAATTTAAGATTTAAATTGGCAAATATTTATGGTATTGGTCCGAGTAAAATAGATGAATTATTAAAAAAAATTAATTCATTTGATGATTTATATAATAATAAAGAACTTTTAAATAAAAAACAACAGATTGGTTTAATGTATTACAATGATTTACAAAAAAGAATTCCATATGAAGAAGGAAAAGAACATTATGATATTATAAAAAAAAATATAAATGAATTATCAAAAAATATAGAATTTGATATGGTTGGTAGTTATAGAAGAAAAAAAAAAGATTTAGGTGATATTGATATTTTGATTAAAGACAATAATAATATCGAATTAAACAATTTAATTAGCATATTAAATAAAAATAATTATATTGTTGAAAATTTAGCAAATGGTAAAAAAAAATTTATGGGAATATGTAAATTAAACGAAGAATCTACAGGAAGAAGAATAGATATTTTATTATGTGATAACAAACATTATTATTTTACATTATTATATTTTACTGGATCATATGAATTTAATATTAAAATGAGAAAAAAAGCATTAGAAAAAGGTTATTCATTATCTGAATATGGTTTTACAGATATTAATACAAAAGAATTAAAATCATTTAATATAAATTCAGAAGAAGATATATTTAAAATATTAGATATGAAATTTGTAAAACCAGAAAATAGATAATTAAATATTATTTTTAATTTATTTAATATTATTAATAAGAATATTAAATTAAATGAAAAATATTGGATATTCGTCAACTATTTATTTAAGTATTTTAGTTATAATTATATTTTTATATTTAAATAATTGTAAAAAAGAAAATTTTAGTCAATTATGTCCCGATTATTGTCACGATAATAAAATATTTTATAATATGGATATATGTAAACCATGTTTTAGTAAAGGTGGTAAATATGAAAAAACAAAAGATGAATTAGATAAGGTTAATATATTATTATTGCCACCACATTCGGAAAATTGTCCTGGAATATGTAAAAAAACTTCATATAGATACGGAATATGTTCTAACTGTTTTAAAAAAGGGGAAATATATGGTGATATAGAGGAAAACTGTGGTAATTATTGTCATAAGTTTTCAAGTAAAACAGGAAGATGTAAAAGTTGTTTTCTAAAAGATGGTAGATTATATGTTGATGATACAAAAAAAAAAAATACTAAAAGAGAATGTAGAGAATGGTGTAATGAAAAATCTTTTAGATATGGTATTTGCGCCCCATGTTTTAAAAAAGGAGGAAAATTTTCTGATATTAAAGAACCATGTTATGAAGAGTGTAATGAATTCTCTTCGAGAAATGGAAGATGTTCTAATTGTTTTAAAGAAGGTGGTAGATATTTTCATAAAAAAGATTTTACATTTCCAAAAACAAGTACATACAAAGCATACATTTCACCTGAAATTAAAGATGATTTATCATATAATTGTCCCCATTATTGTACTACTAAATCCAATAAAAATGGTTCATGTAAAGCATGTTTTGAAAAAGATGGTATATATGAGAATACAAAAGATATATGTTATGATTATTGTAATATATTTTCTAATCCTGAAGGATCATGTAAACCATGTTTTTATAAAGGAGAACGATTATATGTTGAACCAAAACTCGATCCACCACCACCTCCTGTAAAGAATGAAGAACAGCCAAAAATTGAATTACAATTATATACACCACCTCCACCACCTAAAGATCATAGTGAAGGATGTCATTGGTATTGTAATGAAAATTCATATCCTTTAGGAAATTGTTCTAAATGTTTTCAAAAAGATGGTGCTTTTTTTGAAGTTACGAAAAAATGTATGAATTTTTGTACTAAATTAAATAAGGATTTAGATTTATGTAAACCTTGTTTTGAAAAAGGTGAAAGATTATATGTTGAACCAAAACCTAAAATTGAAAAACAACAAATTAATAGTATACCTGTTGAAAATCCACCTAAATGTGCTGAATGGTGTAATAATAAATTTTTATTTAATAATATAAATTATGATAAATATTGTTTAAGAGATGTTAGTAATTTAGGTAAAAATTGTTATAAAGATAGAACACATATTCCAGAAAAAGTAATAGAACCAGAAAGTTGTAAATGTGAAAATGGAACACCTGATAAAAATATTGATTGTGTTAAAGATAAAACTATTGAAAAATGTGTTACATGTTATGATGGAACTACTTTAAATTCTGATAATAAATGTGTTTTAAATACGTGTATATGTGAAAATGGAACACCCCATACTGGTTTTAATTGTCCTGACACTACTAAACATAGTTGTTCTATCTGTAATGATGGTTATGTGCTTGTTAAAGATAAATGTTATAAACGTTATGAAGAGTATGACACGGATGATGTAAAAAATAAATATAATCCAATAGAAAATAAAGGTTATTTTAATTTAATTGAAAATTTTCAAGACTTTACTTCTATAAGTAATTATATTGATCCAAACGATGGTGGTCCCGTTAATGAAGATGAAAATATGTCAGTGGCAAAAGTTGATAATGCCAATACATTAAAATCATGTAAAGAACATTGTAATATTTTTGATACATGTGGTGGTATTGCATACAAAAAAGGTTCAAATGATGAATGCTATACTATGAGTACATCACAAAGTTGGTTAAGTAGAGATAATCCTGAAAATCTAAATGATATTTGGACCACCTATAAAAGATTAAATCCTGAAATTCCTCCACAATTAGATATTGATGGTTCTAAACGCAAAATACAATATTTTCGTTATAAACCTAAAATTGATTTTAAAATTAGATTTAATCAAAACGCTCCTATAAATTATAATTATGATATTGATATTTCAACGGGTGAACCTACAAATGATATAACTAAATCAAAAAATATTGGTACTATTGAAAGTTGTAAAAAATTATGTAAATCATTAGATAGTTGTGGTGGATTTTCTTATAATAAAAAAAATAACGAATGTTATTTAAAAAATAATAATTTACCCACACTTTCATTGCCAGAAAATTTTGATTATGATACTTATGCTAAAATGAATATTACTGGTAGTAAACCAGAATACCCAAGTTGTCCTGTAAATTGTCAAGAAGAAACCATAGAAAATTTATTTAGAGATGATTTTGTTGACGAGTGTGTAAGACCACAAAATACAGGCGAGAATTGTTTAAATGATTATCCCAGTATGGATATAATTGTTCAACTTCAAATTGATAAAATAAATAAAATAGCAATTCAAAAAAATAAAGAAGCGGAATTAGCATTAGAAAATAGTTTACAAAAAAAAAACGTTCTGGAGTTATTATTATTTAATTCCGAAGACATAATTGATACTCATGAATTAAGTTCTGAAGATTTAGAAAAAAAACGTGAAGAAGAAAGAATTGAAAGAGAAGAAATAGAAAGATATCAAAAAGCAGCCAGTGCTGCAATTTTATTATATAAAAATATTATTAATACTTATAATGAAGAACTTAAAAAATCAGAAGAAGAATATGCAGAAAGAGAAATTGAAATAAAAATAAAACGAGAACATGAAGAAAAAGAGTTAAATAAACTTTTAAATCAAAAAAAAATTGCAAATGAAAAAGAATTAAAAATTATTAATGAAGAAATTGCAAAATTAAATGTAGAAAATGAAGAAAAAAATAGATTAAGATTTGAAGAAATGAAAAAAGAAAATCAGCGTTTAGCAAATATAAAAGAAAATGAGATTAAAATGTTACAGATAAAACAAGAAAATATAGAAAAAGAAAGAGCTAAAAAAGAAAGAGATGATGCAGCTAAATTTTTAAAAATTCAAAATGAAAGAGAAGAAAATCAGCGTTTAGCAAAAATCGCTTATAAAAACCGTCAAGAAGCTATTAAAAAAGCCGAAGAAGCAGCAGAAGCTGCTAGAAAAGCAAAAATTTTAGCAGCTCAAAAAGAAGCAGCGGCATATCGAGCAAGAATTGAAGCGGAAAAGAATAAAATTCGAAGAGAGAAAGAATTACGACTTGCAAAAGAAAAAGAACAAAAAGTAAAACGTGCTTTAGAAAATAGAAAAATTGCTGAAAGAACTTCTAGAAGTATTCAAAATAGTAATTTTGTTACTAAGAAAACCTCTATTGATACTAATTGTACTAACTGTAGTATAGATGGTAAATGTGGTGATATTCGAAATCAAAAATGTTATAAACCTTGTTGTACTAGAAATGGTAAACCGCAATATTGTAGTAATTATGGATATTGTGGTCCAGTAGAAACTGGTATATGGTCTAATGCTAATGTATATAAAAATAGTAATAAATCAAAATGTAATAGTAAACCATTAACTTGCTCTGATTTAAATAAAAATTATAAAGTACCTCAAACAAAAGTTATTAAATCTGAAGTTAAAGTCGGCAATACTATATTATCAACAAATATAATTAATTTAAAAAATAATTTTGATAAGGTTCATAAAATTGTAACTTCTGATAAAATTAAAACAATACGACCTATAACAAAATATTCTATTATCAAAGAAACAAATAAAATTGTTAAGGAAACTAAAAAATTAGATATATATATTGTTAAAACTTTTCAAAGTTTATCTTCTAATTTAATTAAAATTAAAAGTGATGAAAAAATTATAAATAATAAAATTTCTGTAACTACTAAAAAAATAGAAAATGCAAAAACTTTGATTAAAAATGAAAGAACTAAAATATTAAAATTAGAAGAAAAACATATATTAGTTTCTAATGCCGAAGAAGAAGCTAAACTTCAAGTATTAAAAGTTAATGAAAAAGTTAAATTAGATGCTCTAAAAGCACAACGGGAAGTTGATGAGGCTCGTAAAGAAGCAGAAGAAAAAGCACTAAAACTTAAACAAGAAGCAGAAGAAAAAGCACTAAAACTTAAACAAGAAAAAGAAGAAGCTGCTCGTAAAGTTGAAGAAGCACGCATTGCTAAAGAAAATGCAGAAATTATTAAATTACAAA